AAGCTTTCCATCCATAGCAGCAGCTAAAATTTCACCTTTTTTTGATTCTTTAATAAATTTTGATAATGCTTTTGCTGGTGCAACTTGGTCTTCGAAGCCAAATGCTATAGCAATAGGACCTGTAAATGCTTCAGCTAAAACTTCATAAGGAGTATCCTTAATCGCAAGCTTCGCTAAAGTATTTTTAGTAACCATGTAATCGCCACCTTCTTTTTGAAGAGCACGTCTTAGGTTAGTAATTTCTTCTACTGAATAGCCTTTGTATTCTGTAACAATTGCAACTTGAGCCTTATCAATTTTCTCTTTAATTTGAGATACTTTGTCTTGTTTAAAAGCTTTTGTTGACATTTTTTGCTCCTTTTTATATACGTTTCAATATGATTTCGACCAATTTCATACTTGTATCTAAACTAAAAAAGATTTCGCAATCTTCTCTAATCGCAAAATCTATACAACGCTATTTATATAGTTTCAGTAACTTTTCTAAGTGAAATACCACCCACTGGTTACCAATCTCGGCTAGCTCGGTTGATTTAAATCCTAACTTTAAGGATACTAACTGTCTGCGATTAGAACTTCATAGTAACAAAATAAAAAAATGATGTCAAGAAAATTATTAAGTAATATTACAAAGCTTAGATAAAATCTATCTCATAATTATCTATTGAAAGATCAACATTTTACTCTCCAATAGTATTCCACAAGATAACTAATCGCATCAAAAGGATGTTCCAAAAACTTAGCATCTCTTGTCGATTTAATTTGCGTATGAGTTGGTAAGTCAACAATACTAGTACCTTCCTTAAAAGATAGATTATAGATATTATATAATATCCATTTACATCTTCTAGGATCAACAAATAAATGTCTTTCTCCTTTTGAATTCTTTACCCTTGCATTAAACGCTGAAATACGATTTAAAATAGGCGGATTATAATCTCTAAGACTAAATTTAATATCTTTATAACCATACTCAAGCAAAGCATTTTTTATAATAGCATAATTTGTATATTCACTTTGAGTACTTCTATTATCACCAGAAGCATCACCGTTAATTATTATTTCTGATTTATGACTTGGATACCTTCGAATAAATTCTTCTATACATTGTTGAGTTGTAGTTTTTTCTATTACAATTTCATCAAAAAAATATACATCATTTTCATCTTTATGAGCTAACGCCCAACACATTGGATCAACATTAAAATCACAAGTTAAATGCAACGGTAAATTAGAATTATATTTTAATTTTAATTTATTCATATCATCAAATCCTTTTACTACAAGACCAGATGAATAATCTCCAAATTCACCTAAAACATTTATCTTATAATATTCTTCATCAAAACTTTCTTTCATTGATTGAATAAAATGGGAAGGTAGATAAATATTATTTGTTGTTGGAGCAATGATGAGCCTATAATTCTCTTTTGAATGTTCTTTAAATCGTTTCCAAATCCAACCTTTATCTGGTTGCGGATTTGTATGCCCAAAAAGACGATAGCGAAAATCTACCCAATTTTTACCACGATAAGTATTTCTTAAACGCCCTAACAATTGTTTAAAAGAAGAATCATTAATTTGAGAAGCTTCTTCTATCTCTGCCCAATGCAAATTTAAAGATTTAAATTTTTCAGGATCTTCTAACGCAGAAAAAAGAATTTCTGAACCATTTGAAAATTGAATTATTTTATCAACTTTATTATAAGTATAGTCTTTATCAATAACATACCCAAAAGCATCTAAATGTTCCAAATAACTAATAAGAGTCGTTTTTCTAACCAATTCATATTCTTTTGCTCCAACGAGCCCTCTACTACCAGGATATTTATTCGCCAGCAATATTCCTAAAAGAGAACCACACCAAGTTTTTCCACTTCCATATCCACCTTGATAAATTGCGACATCAAGCGCATTCGAATGTGGAATTTCTATAAATTCTTTTTGCTTATCTAATAATCTGTATTTAACCATATTAATCCTTTCAATTTTCATTTTTTACCAACCACAAAAAAGTTGAAAAAAATTAATTGAATTTTTCATCAAAAAACGTTTAAAAGGAAAAACTTCAGAGACTTCTAACAACGCATTGAAAACTTGAGTTGAAAATTTTCTATCATTATCAACATATCGGTGATTTTCACATAAAACATCATGGATTAATGCTGCTATTAAAAATTTATTATCTGTGTTAGGCCCAATAATTCTCCAAAAAAAACGAGGCACTGTGGCCCCGTCAAAACAATATCCTTTAGGTATATCAAACTCATAAATTTTATTTTTATATTTATCAAAGAGTCTTACTCCCAAAGTTTTTTTATTTATAAATGGATACTTTTTTATAGATTTCCTTTCTTCTTTATTCATCGAGGGCAAAATATATCTTATTGAAACCCTTGGTATGTCATCAAAAAACACTTCAACATATTTATTAGAGCACCACTTATACATGTTCAAAATCTCCCAATATTTTTGGAAACTTTTTGTTTAAAAATAAATAGTCAATTTGCTCTGTTGTATATCCCAAATTATTCCCAATAACATCTACCAATGGATTTCCCCTAAAATATTCATTCGCATATTTAAATTCAATTAAATATTTTGGATTTTCAATAGATGCTTCAATTTCATCTGGAGTAACCCCTATATCATCATATAAGGCAAGAAAAATCTCTCGTTTTGTTAAACTTAATGAAGATAATCTTTCTCGTTCTTCCATATCTTTTTGCTCATCAGTTTTCATTGGGCATTTATCAAGTAAATACCAATTACTATCAATATCTGATTGCTGAACATCAAGTTCAACCATTCCAATTGACTGATAAAATTCAGCATTTGTACCCAATCCAACTTCACAAAGTCCTGTTTCAGAATTTGTTATTTTTGCATATTTAATCATTAGTCAGCTCCTTTCAATGGATAGAACATTGAGTATTCATTCCTGCTTGAATCATTATAAGGAGCTGTTCCGTTTCCATATAATTTATCTAAAACATCCCCTTTTTTAACTCTTATATCTCTAACAAAAACACCAGTAGCAGTGGAATCAACAACTATCATTGGGGTATTATTCAATTTTAAAACCAATGTACCATTACCAATTCGTCCAAGTATTGATATCAAACCATCTTTAGGTGCAGTATATGGCAATGAAGTTATATTGATTCCAGCTGTGTAATCAGGCATTGCCCAAGAAAGAGTCATAGTTCTAAAATTTTGACTTGGTGAAATATTATCTAAAGAGGTATTTGCTTTTTGCTCCATTTGTGCAACCAAAGCTCCTGCATTAATATCAGCAGAATTTACAACCGTATTACCAACACAAATATATAAATATTTATCTTCATTGGCTAAAAGTTGCGCTTCTAATCCAGATTTTGTTGGATCTGTAGAAAGACCAATATATTTATAATCACTAAAAGCTTCAGTAGAATTATTTGTGGTTTCACCAACATTACCTTGAGTAGAATTAAAGAATGAAGGTTGATAAGCCCACGCATTATTACCACTTCTTGCGCTATATGTGTATTTTGTATTAGTGCCATCTGTAAAACCTAAAGCTTTACCATTACCAATAACAGATGCACTTCCTTTAAATGCAAAATACTTATCCCTTGGTAAAAATATTCTTTCATTTTCCACATCTATACCATAGAACCAAGCCGAACCTGTAGAATTATAGAAATCATCAATAGCTGTTTTATCAGCTATATTATAGAACTTATGCCCATTTGAATGAATCTTCACGGTAACACTATTAACTGTCTCTGTTGCAGTAGCTTCGTTATATTGTTCCAAACACTTAGCATAAAAATCTGGATATAATGCACCTGTAAGATAAGTGCCTTGCAAAGCCCAGCCTTTAGCTTCTTCTCCTTCAAGAATATGATCTGTGATTTTTGTATCAAACAAATCAAATGTTGAAATAGCAACCCAATTTTCTATTATACCGTCTGTCATCAAAACCTTCCCTTCATTACCTACTTGTTCTGGTAAACGAACTTCATTTATCATTTCATTCATCACAATCTCATTTACATAATTAGTGTCATTTTCAAATTCACTTAATAATTTTGGTATTTCTTTCCTTAAAGCATAATCATCTTTATCTTGTTTAGTAGAAATTTTATTTTCCAAAGATGCTCGAACATTATTAATATACTCATAAGTCACATCAGAATTCTGTTCTGCATAAAATTTTGCGTTATCACGATGTTGCAAAGCCTCATCACGATATTTTTTAGCTAATTCCGCAAAATATTGAGCCC